CTCTGCTTCAAAAAACCAATCTCATCAAAATGCTGATACGGGGTAGATTCAGCATCTTTCTTATCCATGGTATATGTCATGCCATACTTGTTGGCATACACCTCCGACATCTTCGTATGGGTAAACTGACCGCGCAAGCGATCTGCCACATTCATGGCATTGTCATCTCCATACGTCGCCAGCTTCACTACATCTCTAAAATTGCCCTCATTAGGACACAAATCAAAGAATATAATCCTTGTATACAATGAGTTCGCAATACTATTCATGTGCGTTGTCAATGGCTGCCCCGAAGGGTTTGAATTAGCCAGTGTGAACAACTGCCCATAGAAATTCATATGCGGGTACACAATCTCTGTCAACAATCCATTAGCCACCTTTAACTGTGATTCTGTATAGTCAAACTCTTTCAAAATCATCAGTATAATCTCCGCTACTGCCGATGTGATTTGAGCGCTCATATTCCTATCATAGGCTTTAAAGTCGCCCGCTATACACATATCTTCATTGAATGTGGTCATAAACTCCATAAAAGCTTCTGCTTCATGGGATTTCAGATTAATGCCTAACATACATTCTGTCTGAAATTTGTTCCTCCCAAAATATCTGACCATCGGTGCCATAACCTGACGGCACAAAACCAAAGCGTCTGTACCCATAGCCTGGAAAGGCCTACACTTCTTCTTCTCCAAAGGCAACAACTCATTTGCCTTACTACAGGTCTTTACAATTAGATTAGACCTCTCACCCTTCGCAGCACACGTCCTGAGGCGTTCTAGACGTTCTGTTAGAGGGTACTTACTCTCATCAAAAGTACGCGGCATCATAGGAATATTTGGGTCTAATTCATCCTTAACCATGTACTTGCTTTTTGCCTTTCCATAAGGCCATCCGATACTCGAAGAGTTATTAATGCCTGTGAGACCTTGTTCGTTAATACCGTCTAAGGCTTCTTGCACACTTAACTCTCGTCGTAATTCGTCGAACAACTCTGGATTGGTTACCTTCATCGTTCGAATATTCTCCAGAATAGGGGTAACATAATCGTTAACCGCTCTATTAACTGACTTGCTGGAGAAATCCTGCTTTGGTGTATTGTAATCCACCGCAGCTTTCTTTTTATGATAATCCGCGCTCATCTCCTGGGGCGGACCGACCTTCGTAGGTCCAAACTGATTCACTACTTCCTCCAAGTAGTCTGATTTACAAAAGGGATGTTGGGGATGCTCTTCCATTGGCACACCATCCTTCAATACGATTCCCTGGTTAATCCACGTATGCTTCTCAACCGGCATATTGTACTCTTCGTTCTCGACGTTTGTACTCATCCACTTATCGCCAGGAGCAAGAGTATATCCCTGCTCTTCTCCAATATCAATAGCAGTTTGTGACGTAGGTTGGAAACAAGCTCCAAACTTTGCCATAGCTGCATCAACATCATGCTTGGTTATACACGACAACACTGCTGTGTTTCCGGCACCAGCAGCATGTAACCCTAGGATGACTCCTCGAGTCTCATCCACACATACTGATCCACACATACCTTTCTCTGTCTTCTGTGCTAACTCAGCCGTATATGCCAAAGTAATAACTGCACCTGTCGTGGTGGTAATGGACGAACCTTTACCAAGCCGCATCACTCTTGCACTCTGCACCTTCTCTGTATTCACTTCTCCATGCTTCTGGGTTATGTATGTCCCATATCGCGAAGTGTAAGGCTCCAAAGGCAAATGTTGTGACACGTCCCAACGTGGGGCAATCGCTACAACTCTAACTACAGTAAAGTCAGTTCCTTTCATCTCACTAATATCTTCTGGCTGCACGTCCTTCACTCGTGAATGACCAGCCATTACCTCCACACCCTTAGGATAAAAATCCAAGTCATAGCTCCCAGTGGCTGGAAGACTATGTGTAGGGACTACGTAATAATTTCCTTTAACGGACAACGCCAATGCTCGGCTTTTCCCTTGAGCACTCGTTACAACAACGGCCGTCAAATTCTCTCTAATCTTATCTGTCAGCGCACACCCTGTGGTAGTATGAGCGGCGCGACACATTGAAGGAGGAGGATTACGTTTTTCCTTAGTGAACTCCCACATAGTGTGAGGCGCATTACTGGTCTCATCAATATATACATTATCTTGACCTTCATACGACCTCCTGAACATCCTATATACAGCATAAATTCCACCAACCATAGTCATCCATTTAAAGGTTCGTTTAGCCCGATCGGATCGCAGGGCTTCTGATGCTGGAACCAAAAACGTCAACATACCTGGTCTAGAACAAATCTCGCGCTCAATGCGTCGCAACTCTCGTTCAAAGACTCTCTTGGTGTACAAAAATGGAACAATGAACACCATCAAAATATTTACAAAACACAAATTCCACATATCAAGGGTAGCAGCACAACTACTAGCTAACATAATCCATATCATCATACATACTACCTTAAAACAATGAGACTTAAGCTGAGTCAACAACTCACGCCTATGCACAAACAAGTGGGATGCAACCTTAACTCTCTTCCTTAATAACCTACCATAAGGAATGGGGTTATAGGAAGACAGACAAGCTGTCATCTCCTCATGCGCTGACACTAAGCGAGCTCTCGTCATAGAAGCAGTATCACCATACCAATTCAAAATCGGCTCTACAATATTGGCTTGGGATTCTACCTCCTTTTTACATACACAAAATTCAGAAGA